AATCCAGATAAAATTACAGATATTGCTCCACTCAATCAAATTAAGGTTCTTCCCTATAAAGAGAAAGACGATTGGATTTTAGAAGCCAAGTATTCTATTGGCTCTAAGAAGCGTGGGTTGGAAACCGAATAATTAATTACGGAAATTACCATATTGCTTTTTTGTGTTTCTCTTATAAAATAGTAATGTCAAATGCTTCGGGTTTGACTTATTTACTCGCTTACTAAGGAGAAACACATGAACACACTAGTTCGATACAATACTGGAAATATTGAAAAATTTTTGAACGACATTGATAAGTATTCAATTGGAATGGATGAATGGTTCCATAGATTTGGAGCACTTCATCAAACTGAAACTAATTATCCTCCATATAATGTCATTCGTGAGAGCAGCACTGAATTTAGACTAGAAGTTGCTTTGGCTGGATTCAAGAAAAATCAAATCACAGTTTATACAGAAAATAATAAATTGTTTATTGAAGGCGAGAGAGAGGTAGATTCTGGTAAAGAATATGTCCATCATGGTCTAGCACAAAGAGCATTTACTAGATCATGGACAATATCTGATGATGTTGAAGTTAAGGAAGTTTCATTTGATGATGGTCTCTTATGTGTACGCCTAGCTAAAATTATTCCAGAACATCAGAAGAAAAAAGTTTGGTTCTAAATAGTTTTGCCTATTAAATATCGTCGGCGCTAGGGGGAGAACTGGCAAAATCCAGTTGACTCTCCCTCTTTTTTATGCTATGATGGTGAAAGTCAATGAGGTGCCTATGGAAGAAAACACAATAGAAACAAACGAATCAATAAGAATTTTAATTCTAGAAAGCGGGCAGAGACTGATATCAAAAGTGGAAGAAGTGGTTGCTGATATTGGTGAACCAGACTGTAAGCTAGAAGATCCATATTTGATTCGTTATAATGAACTTACAAACTCAATAACTTTAGAGCAGTGGTTATCTGATGTATCAGATCAGCAAATATTCTTGATCTGCTCAGATAAGATACTGACAGTAATTGAATATCCAAAATCTATTATTCTTAAAAAGTACAAGTCACTGATTAAAAAATAATGCGTTGGTACACTAATGTCAAACAGCTTGGAAATCGAATTTATGTTCGTGGATATGAAGATGGTAAACGATTTTCTGATGTGGTTGAATATCAACCAACATTTTATGTGCAGTCAAAAGTAAAAACAGAATACAAAACACTAGATGGAAAGTATGTAAAACCAGTACAACCAGGATCAATTAAAGAATGTAAGCAGTACATTGAGAACTATAAAGATGTAGAAGGTTTTGAGATTTATGGCAATGAGACTGCCATTTATCAATATATTGCTGATAACTACCCAGAAGAACAGATTGATTATGATATTTCAAAAATGTCTATTTGGGCAATTGATATTGAGGTTTCTTCTGAAAATGGATTTCCAGATCCAAAAAATTGCGACGAAGAAATTCTTCTGATCACAATTCAGGATTATGCATCAAAGCAGATTTATACATGGGGTACAAGACCATTTCATAAGAAACTTCCAAATCACACATATCATTATTGTGTAGATGAGACTGCTCTAATTCATTCTTTTCTCAATTTTTGGCAGAATCATACTCCAGAAATTGTAACTGGCTGGAATTGTGTATACTATGACTTCCCATATATTATTGGTAGAATGTATAGGATTATAGGAGAAAAGGAGACGAAAAAACTTTCTCCTTATGGTTGGATTTCCGATAAACAAGTTGAAGTTCGTATTGGCGAAAAGCAAACTGTATATGATATTTTTGGTATATCAATAATTGATTATCTTGATGTTTATAAAAAGTATTCATTTAAGAAGCCAGAAAATTTTAGACTTGATACGATTGCTTACAACGAACTTGGACAAAATAAACTCGATCATAGTCAATATGAAACTTTTAAAGATTTTTATGATAATGACTGGGATACTTTTGTAGAGTATAATATTATTGACACAGAGCTAGTCAATAAACTAGAAGATAAGTTGCACATGATCGAACTTGCAATTATGCTTGCTTTTGACTCAAAGACAAATTTTGATGATATTTTCTTTCAGGTTCGAATGTGGGATACTATCATTTACAATTACCTACGCAGACAAAACATTGTTATTCCATTAAAATCTTCTGCAGCAGAAAAGTCTGCAAAGTTTGTCGGTGCTTTTGTCAAGGAGCCAGTTCCAGGATCTTATGATTATGTTGTGAGTATGGACTTGACATCACTATATCCACATATTATGATGCAGCATACGATCTCGCCAGATTCTTTGATTGACAATTCGCAAATTGATCGCAGAATTGAAGAACTAGAAGCTGCTTTAGAGAAAAAATCTAAATAACTTTTGGTTTTTTCTTATATGATTATTATGCCAAAAGAAATCGTCATAGAAAAAGAAGAATTGTATGATCTATACATTAATAAAAACATGACTAGGCAACAATGTGCCGACTATTTCGGATGCTCCGATCCTTGTATAAAGATTAAGATACGAAAATACGGACTTCAGAAGCCAAAAGAATTGGAAAATAGAAATAAAGTTCGGAGAGAAACAATATTATGTAAATATTGTGGAAATCCGTTTGAAGTCGAAAAATTTAGGGCAAATAATCAACGATATTTACGAAAAAATTGCTCATATGAATGTGCTAGAGCTGCCATGGAATTTGGGGAAGAGCATAGGACGCTAACTAGGACTATCCAATCTGCAAAAAGAAGAGCGAGGATGCAAGAAGCATTTGATCCATCCACAGATTATGATGCAATAAAAGAAATATATTTTACTGCTAGAAAGATGTCTATGGAAACTGGAATTAAGTACGAGGTGGATCACATTATACCAATATCAAAGGGAGGTAAGCATCACCAAGACAATTTGCAAATAATTACTATGACTGAAAATAGGAGAAAAGGTTCTAAAATTTTATGACTAGTATGTGGAAAAATGTCAATGATATGCCAGTATCCGAAATACAGGAGGAACTTAATGCACTGAGGAAAGTTAAACAGATTACAAGAGAAATAGACATTGATGAGGTATTGACTCAAAAGATTGATACTGATTGTTTGAAAAAATTACCGATAACAATCACACCAAACGGATCGATGTATAAGAAAGATAAAATGGGATTTCTCCCTGAACTTCTTGAAAAAATGTTTCAGAAGAGAAAGCTATACAAAGATCAAATGAAGGAGCTTAAAAAAGAGTACGAAAAGACGCATGATAATAAGCTCAAACGCCAAATTTCAATGTACAGCATCAAAGAACAATCAATTAAAGTTTGCCTAAACTCATGTTACGGTGCTACAGGAAATCCATTTTTTCGGTTTTATGATTTAAGAAATGCCGAGGCAGTGACATACACAGGACAACTTGCAATTCGTTGGATTGAAAAGAAGTTCAATGAATATTTCAACAAAATTTTAAGGACTGAAGATATAGATTATGTTGTTTACTGTGATACAGATTCCGCATTTTTAAACATGAAGCCATTAGTTGACATGATCTACAAAAGTAAAAATCCATCTAAATTAGAAGTCGTTGATTTCCTAGATCAAATTTTTGCAACAAAAATTCAGGATTATGTGGATCAGTCTTATCGAGAGTTGGCAGAATATTTAAATGCTTATGCACACAAGTTGCACATGAAGCGAGAAAAGATTACAGATCGTGCTGTATTTATCGCTAAAAAGCGATACATTGCAAATGTATGGGATAATGAAGGAGTTCGTTATTCGGAGCCAGAACTAGCAATGACTGGCATTGAGGCGATTCGTTCTTCTACTCCTGCATTTTGTCGTGATAGAATTAAGAAAGCAATTCGATTAATTATGTCATCGACTGAGGATGAATTGATCAAATACATCGAAGAAACGAGACAACAATTTTTGAAGTTGTCGCCTGAAGAAGTATCATTTACAAAATCTGTAAATGAATTAACTAAATTCAAGTCAAATCTTTCGATGTATATTAAAGGAACTCCAATTCATGTCAGAGGTTCAATACTTTATAATCATCATGTAAAACAACATAAACTACAGAAAAAATATTCTGAAATTAAGAATGGAGAGAAAATTAAATTCTGTTATTTAAATTTGCCAAATCCAATTCATGAGAATGTAATTGCTTTTATTCAGACACTACCACCAGAATTCAATTTGCATAATTATGTTGATTATGAAACACAATTTGATAAAACATTTCTAAAGCCACTAGAAGCAATTCTACATATCATTGGATGGCAAACCGAAAAGAAAGCTACTCTTGAATCATTTTTTGTTTAATCTTATTGGAGAAAATTATGGACTTTTTAAAAGATATCGTCAAAGAAATTGGCGGCGAATATACACAACTTGCATCCGAAATTAATGAAGCAGAAACATTCGTTGATACTGGTTCCTATATCCTTAATGCTCTTGTTAGTGGCTCTATTTTTGGTGGAGTCTCAGGAAACAAAATTACCGCAATCGCTGGACTCGCAAGTGCGGGAAAATCATTTGTTTCGCTAGCAGTCATCAAAAACTTCCTCGATACAAATCCAGAGGGATATTGTTTGTACTTTGATACCGAAGCAGCTATTACAAAGTCTCTCCTAGAAAGTAGAGGAATTGACATTAATCGTGTTGTAGTTTTAAATGTAGTGACAATTGAAGAATTTCGAACCAAGGCACTCAAGGCAGTAGATCTCTATCTCAAGAAACCAAAAGAAGAACGCAAGCCTTGTTTCTTTGTTCTGGATAGTCTTGGAATGCTCTCTACCAATAAAGAGATTAACGATGCCTTGACTGATAATGATAAGCGAGATATGACGAAAGCAGCTCTGGTTAAAGGTGCTTTTCGAATGCTTACTCTTAAGCTTGGCCAGGCTGAGATTCCAATGATTGTCACAAATCATATCTATGCTAATGTTGGTGGTTATGGTGCAGCTACTGTTCATAGCTCAGGATCTGGTCTTCAATATGCTTCTTCGACGATTATTGAATTATCAAAATCCAAGGAGAAAGAAGGAACTGAAATCGTCGGTAACATTATAAAAGCAAAAACATTTAAATCTCGTTTGAGTAAAGAGAATCAGGAAGTTTCTATTCGTCTTTATTATGATGAGCGTGGTCTAGATCGTTATTATGGTTTGCTAGAACTTGGTCAACTGGGTGGACTGTGGGAAAATAAAGCAGGTAGGTATGAAATTGATGGTAAAAAGATTTATGGCAAACAGATACTCGCAAATCCAGAAGAATACTTTACCGATGAAGTAATGCAAAAACTAGACGAGATTGCAAGAAAAGAATTTAGCTATGGCAATTGAATTAAATGATCTGATTCATATTCATGAGAATGTACTAGACTCATCCACTTGTGAATTTTTGATTGAAACATTTGAATCGAATTCACAAGAACATGAACGAGTTGAGCAGAATAAGATTCCAAACTTCACTCAGTTTAATCTCACTAAAAATAGTGAGT